TTGTGTTCTTCCCCGTAACGTTTGTACTCCATACCGAATAACGCATTGAGACCCGGTAGGAGCTCTTTCAGCATCTGTGCGCGTGAAATAGCCATTATTTAGTCTCCTATACGCCGATGGCCGCTTCAGATTGATACGGTTTGATCTTAACAATAGCTTCAGTGTAACCACCGGCGCTATTCTTAGTCTCTTCAACGAAATCAACGAAACGGATTGGCAATGTTGCTGTAGCAGCAGAGGTATGAGATACCGCTACTTTAGATCTGCCATTTGTAGTAAGCCCAGCGTTCTGCACGAGAGTGCCATTAGCACCTCGATCTGCGGATGTGAGCGAGGAAGTAGAACTGATAGTAGTAGTACCAGAAACAATCGCGACCTTAAATAACTGGTCAGGATCGTCACATACATACGCAACTGCATCAGAGGCCACAGTACTTGCGGGCCAATAGTTTTTATACGTCGGACCCATATCAGCGTCAGTATAAAAACAGCCCAAAAATACACCAATAGGTGTAGCAGCGGTCGTACCATCTTCTTTCTCGACTCCCCCGCCAGCTACAAGCTTGACAAGGTCTCCGTTAAATACTGAGGTAGCGTACGCACTAGCGATTGGAATGTGACGGATGGCATGATTATTAACATTGCCTCCCATCTTTCCAACCGGGATCAGCCCATATGGGGCCGAAACACTTGGATAAGCCATGAAAAAATCTCCTTAAGGAAAATTAAATTATTAAGATCCTCTACCGAAAGTTACTTTAGAGTCACGATCTTTAAATAACGGCATACGTGGGTCATTCTCCCTCATAAAGCTGTTATCAACTGAGTCCATCTGTGCTTTGCTATTACCTTGGTAGTAATCTTCCCGCTGTTGAACCATATCGTCGGGCATCTTACATAAGATAACCCCACCGGTTTCAACAAGCCCGGAAGCTAGAGCATTTTTATCAAGTACAGTTCTCATCTCGTCGTGATCTTTAATAGCACATGGTTCCCATCCTTCTCTAGTTTTACGAGAGAAGTTAGTAGGATCTTCCACTCCAAGCATGGAGCGGCGTACCCAACGAAAGGTATAACCATCTTGTGGTATGGGATCAGGCAGTAGACTAGCTGGCTGCCATTGTTTTGTGCGGGTTTCAGTTTCCCGAGTATCTGTTTCTCGTGGAGCTCTACTTTTATTAGAATTTGACATATTATCCTCTGCTAATTTTTTCTAGCTCACGATAGTAAGCCTCGTTAGACACGCCAAGCCGTTTAGCTATAGCAGCCTGAGACTTATTCAGCACTACCTTCCTACCTTTGGGCGTCCGGCCCACTGGCGCAACAACGGTAGAGGGTTGTTGCTTTCCTTTTGGAGCCCCTCCGAACTTATCGGGGAACACTTCTTTCATGCGAGCGTCTATCCGCTCGTAATAGTGGTCAGTAGAAGGGGGTACTCCCTCCTTAACTAACTTTTGATGTAATCCCAGCGCAAAGCTGGTCATCTCATCGTCAGCACCAAACCATTCGTTATTACTACCCCATTCTTGAGCTCGAGCATCAGGAGGAGGCGGTGTACCGGCTGGTTGTTGAACCTGTGGTTCATTATATACAGGGTTTTGAGGTTCCTGTAAAGTGAATTGGGGTGTAATCTGCTGTACGCGGTTGTGATCTATGGTAGCCTCGCTCAACTTATGCTGAGCGTCTACTATCTTGTCGGAGTCCCCCTCCTCGTACGCATCACGGTATTGCCGTTTAGCTGACTCTATCGCTAAGTCAGCTCGCTTCTTAGTCTCTTCTAATGCCCACGCCTCCCCAGTACTAAGCTTCTGACGTAGGGCATCGCGCTCAGCCATCAACTGCTGAGTTAACGTCGCTGCCTCATCCCGCTCACGGGACGCTGACTCTTTAGCCCGGCGCTCATCATGCCACGCCTTCTTCATCTGCGCTATTCGTTGCTGGACCTTAGTAGAATAATTCTCCGCTTCGGCTGAATTATCTAACTCTTCCAGCTCATCCGATATCTTCTTGGGTAGTGGGTCATGGTCCCGATCTTTTTCAGGGGTATCATCAGAGACTTCTACTACTAGGTCGTCCTCTTCCTCCTCTTCCACCTCAGCAGTGACCGGAGTTTCTACCTCATCACCGACAATATACTCAGTGTCGGCAAATATATCTTCGTTGGCTTGTGCCATACATTATCTCCTAAATGCGGGAATATCCCGTTGGGTCTGCAACTACTGCTTCCACAGAGTCGTCATTAATTAAGCGGAATAATTCTCTTCCGTATATCTTAAACCTAGTACCAGAATAAGCTCTTATAAGGATATGATCCCCTACCTTACAATACGGACCCGTAGGAAACTTGTCCTTATCCTTATATGCATCTGGGCCCATATCTACTACTTGAACTACCATAGTAGAGATCTCTTCGTTCTTCATTACAATATCTGACTTTATTATGCCGCTCTCATAAGTATCTTTCACGTCAGGAAGCGCCACTAATAGGTGATACCCCGTCGGAGTTGGAACGTTATCCGCAGTTAACGCCGGAGGAACATCTCTTTTAGTTTCTGCATCGTATCTTTCTTTCATATTTTTTTATCCTATTCTGCGTCGTTGTCTTCAGTGTAAGCCTCGACGATATCTAAAAGCGCGCGCTCAGCTTCCGCTAGCCCACGAATGACGCCAGTCATATGGCGGTAGTCCCCAAAATCTTTAGCCGAATCATTGGCTAGGCTGTCAGCCGCGCGGTCCATAGCCCCTCGTAGTTCCGAGCGGTAGAACTCAGCGAATTGTTTTATCATACATCTCCTCCTTTCTGTGGTTTAGTAATATCAATATTCATTTTGATTCTTTCTCTCTCATCCTTCAGTAGAGCCTCTTTGGCCTTAAATGCTTGATCCACGCGTTTCTGACGATCCTGCGTAGTTAGTCTCTCTTTCTCTAGCTCGTTGTTCATTAGCGAACTTTTGGCTTTATATGCTTGATCTACCCTAGAGTTAGTAGACGCGTCGGTTGCCTTAGCTGTTTCAAGCTCCTGCTCCATCAAGGCTTTCTTCGCTTTGAACGCCTGATCTACTTTAGACGTCGCAGCCTGACCATCCACCTTAGCCGCCTCAATCTGGAGTTTAGTAGAGTCGATCTGGTGGTCCATCTCGTCTTTCTTCATTTTCCGCTGTAATTCACCCATTTGTACCTGCATTTCATGCTGTTGCATCTGAACTACCGGGTCGTCAGCGCGTTGTTGAGCCTGTTTAGCCTGAATCTCTTGAGTATTAATGCCCAGCACCTTAGTCCCTGCATCTGCCATCAATCTAGAGAGTGAAGCCTCTGCTTCTTCGGGGAGGGGCTGATTCGGTGGTGGTAGTTGTACACCTAGTTGCTCTTCTACCTGCTGTCTGTATTTAAACGCTAGATGCTCGTTTATGTGCTCCATCCCAGCTGCCATCTTAGCTTGAGCCCCCGGACCTTGCAGCGAGAGCATCTCTTGTATCTTAGGATCTTGCCCAAATGCCATATGCGACTCAATATGGGAGTCATGATCCTGATGTAGGAACGCTTTAACCGGTTTGCCGGTAAGTAACGCCATATTTTCAGAAACTGGGTCCATAGGCTCTTGGTCGTCCGTAGCCGGAATCAACTTATCAGCGTTTTTAATGCCTAAAGTCTCAATCATCTGTCTGTGGAGGAGCGGGAGGTCGTAAATCTGTGGTGCGGACTGCGCTAACTGAAGTGCGGACTGATATTGAGCGATTCTCTGGCTCATTGTTGACGCGTTAGGGTCACTGACGGGTATAACCTCAACCATGCCGTAGTCTTTCTGCCTAGCTAGCGGACCTTCATCCCCTCTAGCGTCATATTCATACTCTGCTGGCGCGTTATCACGCATAATTCCCATTAACAGGTATAACTCATGCTTCATAGCCGCGTGAACCCGCGACTGAATAGCCGTCATAGTCTTCAAAGTGCGTTCCAAGACCGCTAAAGTTGACCCAACTGGCGCATTTGGCTGCATATCAGCGACATTCACGTCACTTACCGCCGCGAACCGTCGTCCTTCCGCTACAATATTCTCTAACAGCGAATAGAGCACTGTCGATGGCTCTTTGAACGGTAGCGGCATAATATTGTCACGTATTGTGCCTACAGGCACGTCCACATCCCGGAATTCCCCCGGTGCTATGGGCATATCTCCACCTTTTATTCTCAACCCACGAGTTCTGAACCCCCCGGGAAGGTTAGACAGCGTCCCTGCGTCCACAAGCTGCCTCAATATTGAAGTAGCGCCCTTGGCGAACCCACCAACGAGGTGGATAAGCCCAAAACCGTAGAACCCAAACCCCGGTATATAAGTATAGTGCGAGAAATGAATCCGTTTTTTCTTCTGGTCGTCATCTTCACGCCAGTTTCTATATATAGATAGTACCGTGTTAGACCCTTTATCTATAGTGACGATGTATGGCAGTTCTATGCCAGTCTCGTTACCGTCTTTATCTTCGTCCTCGAACCCCTCTAAGTCTAACTCACAGTGGACCTCGAGCAGCGTGTAACGGTCATCACTATCCGAAGTGTATCCGCCCAGTGAGTCTTTACTATCCGCTATGTCATCTCGGTCTGCTACAGGATCACCCATCTCAACGTCTCTGTAGAACCCACTGACCTGCATCTTTCTCACCTCATTGCGCGACTTCTTCATCTTGTGAGTATATCGCTGCGCTGAAGTGAGGTCTGACGCCCCGTAGCTAACCACAAAGTCCTCCGCCGGCACGAACTGAGACACAGGTCGGCCCAATGAGGGGTCATAATAAGTCTTTTTGAACGCTGAACCCGCAATCGGCAAGTTCCACAGCATCCGCTCATGCTCCGATCTATAGTCAGTCATCTTACACACCAACTGATAGTTCATATCTTCTCTGACGCGCGCCGCCGCCTCGTTCTTCTCCCGGGTCTCTTCCCCCAGCACGATAGTTTTGACCGGCCCCTGCGGTGGGAATGTCTCTACTATAGTCTCGGACTGAAATTTTACTACCGCCTCAGCTAAGAGCGGGTGATAAACCCCGAATGCCCCTTCCCACGGCTCGTTTCTGTCCTCAATTTTTAGCCCCAACAGCTCCAGCCCGTCTTTTAGTGTGTTCTCCCAGTCTGCCCGCGACCCTAAATCTGTGTCGTACGCCTCTAACAAATCATCACTAATGCCCGCCAGTATGTCGTCGTCTAGCTCTTCGGCGAGGTTAGCTCCAAACTCATCCTCATCCTCACCGGGCTCAATCACGATCTCCATATCACCCATACCTATAGTCACACTCTCCGGGTCTACAATCTCTATCTCCAACGCGTCGTCAGCTGCGTCCATCATGGCAACCCCTTGCGGTGCCTCATATAGTGCTTTTTCTATCGCCATAATATCCTCTTTACTGATAATTCAGTTAATAGTACGCAGCCCTAGGTGGCTGCCAATAGTCGTCCTCGTCCATATCTCTGTCGGACGGCAGTGAAATAAATCCCCCTGTGCGGAACCGCATCAGCGCATATACTGTGCTGTCCACCAAGTCATCGTGCGGCATCGCTGGGAACCCACACACCTCATCTACAACTTCTTCAGCCCACCGTCTGTTGACAGGGTACCACACCATTCCCGACGCGAATATGTCTGATACCGCATTTAGTCTGGCTACTTTATCTCCGCTAGCCCGCGTGGGTGTTATCTCCTGCACTGGCAACCCGCTTCTCCGCAGCTCTTGGTACAGCGCTGTACCCGCACTTTTCTTCTCCACCACGAACCAATCTGGCTCCCACTCCTGATACTCTGCGTATGCCAACGCCTTAAGTTCTGGAAACTCTAGCCTCTGCTTAATACTGTTTAATAATATTATGGCCGCCTGCTTCTCACCATTCTCGTCGTTTCTGTAGAACACCCCCCACGTAGTCAACGCCGTGAAATCTGCCCGGTTGTTCTTCTCTGCTGCGGCATCCAGCGACATTATTATGTACTCACACACCGGAGGATCAGCGTCTAGATACTCTTGCCACCACTCTCTCTTTATTATGGCCGACTCCGCCGCCGTGGGCTCCTGCATGTACTG